CTTTTTACCATCTTCAATTGCTTGATTGAAAACAGGACAAACGTAAAATTCATTATTAGTTCTTATATCTTTTTGTATCATATCTTCAGCATACTTTACATAATCTGATCCATGCTTCCAATAATAAATTCCTACTGTTGCATTATCTGATATAGGATTTTTTTCTGCTACCTCTGAAACAAAACCGTTATCACCAATCTTAGCATAAGACCACTTAGGATGAGTTGCTTTGAAGGTCAAGATGCCACCATCAATTTCATCTGCACCAAATGCATACAAACATTCATTACTATTCCATTCAACTATCTGATCTGAGTTAGCAATCAATAATGGTTCTTCATTATTTATATATTGTTTTGCTAACAAAGTTGTTACTGCAGCACCCTCAGTTATTCCATTAATAGTTACAATATCGCAGCCTGGCTTTATTAAACCTAAAACTTGTTTTAAATTATATTTTTCATAATGTTCTTCTTGAACTATAAATACATAATGAGCATCTATATTTAAATTATCCACTACCGTTTGAATCATAGGCTTACCTTTTACTTCAATCAAAGGTTTAGGGAATGTGTATCCTGCTTGTGCAAATCTTGATCCAGCACCAGCCATTGGTATTAATACGTTCATCTTTTCATTCTTCCAAGGCACTTGACCTTTTCCCTTCATTTCGAATCTATCTATCATATCAAAGAACTTATCCTTATCCAAGTCATCTGCATCTTTAATTCCATACAAATGACCTCCTGAGGCTATGGCACCCTGTCTGCCAATATGTGAATCTTCCACAATAACTGTGTTCTGAGGCAAGGCGTTAAGTGCAGTCATACATTTCCAATACATTTCAGGGTATGGTTTATGATGTTTAACATCTTCATTGCTAACAATATATTCTACATATCCTATTACACCAATAGCATTTAATGCTGTTATGATAGTTTCTCTAATAGAATTACTTGCTACCGCAATTTTCCATCCTTCCTTTTTAAGTTTCTTCATAATATATATTGCTGTTTTATTTTCTGATAAGCCTTGTAAAATATCTATAGTTTCTTTTTGTTTTTGTTTCCACACTTGATCATGATATTCAACTGGTAAACCTTTTAATTCTGTAAGCATTTTAAGTTTCATGGTAGTTCCAAGACCATCATACTTTGATAGATGTTCTTCTCTAGTTATAAGAAACTTAGGATTAATTTTTATTAATGCATTATTTAAAGCATCGTAATGAACATCTCTTGAATCAACTAATACTCCGTCAAGATCAAATATAACTAACTTATTATCCATTTGGATTAGGCCCCGCATGTCTGTGCCATTTGTTATGTCTAACAATTGCCTTTCCATTACATTTCATTACATACTTATTACGAACTCTCATCGACCATTCTACGTCTTCTTCCTCATTCCAACCACGAGACTCATCTAAAGGTTCTTCTAGCATAACATGCTTCTTAACAATAAAAAATCCGCCAGAGATATACATGTATTGAGTTTGAGACCAATCGTCATAGTTTAATGACCACGCTCTACCATGACCTGGCTTATCCCACAAAGACCAATCCATTGGATTTCTATTACCTGTAATTAAATATTGAGGACAAGAACAAATACTCCAATCTGTTCCAAACTCTTTAAAACTTTGATACCAATTAATATCAAACACATGATAGTCATGCATAATAACTATATTGTCATACTTAGATTCTTGTGCTAGTATATTTTTCTTTTTAGTGATCCACATTGGTTTTTGACTTTCATCAAAGTCTACCTTACGAATATCTGGTCCATCTATACCTTCACTATCTCCACCACCAACAAATAGTATTTCATATTCTGGAATACTTAAATCACGAATGCTTTTTATAATGTGTAGTAGTCTATCTTTATCTTGATATGTTGTTATTATTCCAAAAGTCCATGGAATATCTTGCATGATTATGCCTTAGAGTTTCTTTTTGCTAACAATGCTGGGAAGTCTTTTACTTTGGTGTCTCCCATGTAACCCCAAGCATATCCTTCATCAATCATCATTTGATTTAAAGATTTTTCAAAACCTTTAATATGTAGATCTCCAAGGATTCGACCATATTTTTCTGTAGAGTCTGGCTTTTGGGTTTTAATTATAATATTTTCTGCACCTTCAAGTTTTTTCTTGAGCCACTCTTTTGATTGTAAACCTAATTCTTTTTCACGTAGGTCTGTTGTGCGAGATTCTGGTGTATCGATGCCTGCGAGACGGACACGTTGGAAGTAAGAAACATTAAAGCCCAGGTCAATGTCAACATCGATTGTATCTCCATCTACTACTTTATAAACTTTTTTTACGTGATATTCATACATACAATTATTATACCTTATCCTTTGATTGAAACTTAAAGTCAGATTTTACATAGTCTTGGATCTTTCTAGCATATTCTTTACCCCGCAAATCATCCATAAAGACCACAATAGCCTCTGCCATTTCAAATGGCTTTATGTGATATTTTACGTCCTGTAAATGCTCTATAAACTCTGCTAATTCATTAACACGATAGTCTTTATGTTTACGAATCTGCACTTGCTGTTGATCTCTTAAGTTGACCAGTTCTAACACCATGCTTGTATGCAAGGTTAGCCGCTTTTCTACGAGCCTTTCTAGCAGAACGCTTTTTGATAGCATCCCATGCAGCAGCCTTTTCTGGCCTCTTAGCCAAATTATATCCACCACGACTTTTACCTGTAGCACCAACATTAGGTTCTTTAGGATTTTGTTTTATAGCCTTGCCATTTGCTCTGTTAGTATTTCTATCAGATGTTTTCTTTTGTGCCATTTTTCTCCTTATACTTCTAAATCTAGGGGTGTAGGTGCAGTAACAAGGGTACCACATTCTGCACATTCAGAATCTAACAGGTATTGTTCTATATTGTATTCTTCATCAAATGTAACTAAAACTTTAAATATATTAGTACCACAAATTGGACATACGCTTGTTGGTATTCCTCTTGCGTTTATTGACATTAAACTTCTTTCTTATGTGTTTCATTATGCCTTCTTCTGTTAATAAAAGAAGACAACTTATTATCATTATACCCGCAAATAATTGCCAAGTCAAGAGCCTTTTCTAGTATCTGACCATGTAGCCCAGTTAACCGAGGTCGTCTTAATCTTTTCTGCAAAGGTCATACCACAGGTACAAGCAATGTCTTTTAAACGATTGCAATCTTCACAGTAATTTGATTCAGACATGGATACTATTATACTCCTTAAAAGTGTTTTAGGCAACCCTCCGACCCAAAACGTGCAGTCCCTGTAACTTGATCCGCACTTCCCATAACTACTATTTTGCTGTCTTATCTACTGAGTTAAATGCATTATTGATTTCATCGATGCTTAGTCTTCCATCATCAATGAATCCTCTTGCTAGTTTTTCAACTACTGTAGCAACTCCTAGAGTTCCTGCAAGAATGATTGCACTCATTGTATCTATACCGATGATTGCACCAGCACCAATAACTCCAAGACCATTGGCTGCAAATACAGCGATTATTCTAAGAATGATGTTCTTAATACCGCTTACTGCTCCCATTGCCTTTTCGTCATCTAATTTTGTTTCTTTTGCCATTATTATTCTCCTTCCCTTACTCGTATAGTAACTAACCATACGATAAGAACTAATATAATTGCATACCCAACAGTAGTTTTTGCACTACCCTCGAGTACTAGCCATGCTGCGAACATACCTAGTAATGTCCACAATTGGTTTAATGTTTCTACAAATGCTTCTACTAGCCATGCCCATACAAATTTTGCTAATTCCCATACTTTACTTAATATCCATACAATTAATTTCCAGATACTTATAAATACCCATTTAATTGCATTATAGATACTTGTAATAATCCAGGTAATAACTTGACTTGCTTCTTTAATTACCACGACTATTCCTTTATATATACCTTTAAGTATCTTCCAAACAAGATTAAGAACATATTTAATTACCGCCCAAACCTTGATTAGAATAAACTTAACTAGGTTTATGGGTAACATAACTACGAACTTAACTGCTTTGAAGATAAATTTAAAAGGTTTTAATATTGCCTTTATCATGTTATCCTCCTTATTTCTGCTCTTGCATTCATCTGTACTATGCTTGAAGACATTGCTACAGATCCTAT